TACTCACCACTTGCAGAAGTGGGAGTCTCAACTCAGACTGAGATGAATCTATTTTCTGAAATGCTTCTTTTTTCTTCGTTCTCTTGTTCTACTATTTTGTCTGGGTATCAAACTGGGCTTCTTCCCCGTCTTCCACTTCCACCACGACTTTATTTGGCAGGCACACGATGGTCTCCCCGTTGGAAGAAATTGCATGCTGATTTACACAGAGTTTGTCCGGACAATCCGCAGAGATCATATCTGCTTTTCCATTTTCGATCACAAGGGTATTTGTCACCGTTCCTTCTGCGTTTTTTATCTCGATTTTCTGCGCTTTTTCTCCTGTCGTATGCAGGTCATAAGTGCCGTACACGCTTCCGTCTACCGTTACTTTGACCTGTCCGCCGGGTGTACTTTGCATTTTCTGAAACACAAAATACCCGATCACCGCTGCCACAAAGATAATGACCAGTAATAAAATCTCTTTTTTACCGACTTTTTTGTCCATGCTTATGCCCTGCTTCCAATATAATAGAAACCTTTACATTCATCCAGACGCACCGGAATGATCTGTCCGATCAGTTCCTTTCCTCCAGGGAAATGTACCACACTGTTGTTGCCAAGTCGTCCAGTGAGCAGACTGTCATCCTGATGGTTGACACTCTCTACCAGTACATCCTGCACCTGACCGGTCAGGCGTGCAGATTTTTCTGCTGCAATCTCCTGTACTTCTTTTAACAGACGGTCAAAACGTACTTTTACCACGTCTTCCGGCACCTGATCTTCCATTTTTGCTGCCGGTGTACCGGTACGTTTGGAATAAATGAACGTAAATGCGCTGTCGTAACGCACTTTGCGCACTACATCCATAGTCTCCTCAAAATCTTCCTCGGTCTCACCCGGGAATCCGACAATGATATCTGTGGTCAGTGCAATATCCGGAATTGCTGCACGTATTTTATCCACCAGCGTCAGATACTGCTTCTTGTCATAATGACGGTTCATAATTTTTAACAGACGACTGCTGCCGGACTGCAATGGTAAATGCAGATGTCTGCAGATTTTCTTTGATTTTGCCATTACTTCGATCAGTTCATCGGAAAGATCCTTCGGATGAGAAGTCATGAAACGGATACGCTCCAGTCCTTCGATCTGCTCGATTTGCTCCAAAAGCTGTGCAAAAGTGATCGGCTGATCCAGGTTCTTTCCATAGGAATTCACGTTCTGTCCCAGAAGCATAACTTCCACAACACCATCTGCCACAAAGTTCTCAATCTCACGGATGATCTCCCGCGGCTCTCTGCTTCGCTCCCGTCCTCTTACATATGGAACGATGCAGTAACTGCAGAAATTGTTGCAGCCAAACATGATATTGACACCGCTCTTGAAACGGAATTTACGTTCGTTTGGAAGCTGCTCTACGATCTGGTCTGTATTTTCCCATACATCCACCACCATCTTTTTATTCTCGATGGAATGCACCAGAAGTTCCGCAAATTTGAAAATATTATGTGTGCCAAAAATCAGGTCTACAAAACGGTAGCTCTGTTTGATCTTTTCTACTACTTTTTCTTCCTGCATCATACAGCCGCAGAGTGCGATCATCATATGTGGATTTTTCTTCTTATATCCGTGCAGGTAGCCAAGACGTCCGTATACTTTATTGTTTGCATTTTCACGGACGGTACATGTATTGTAAATAACAAAATCTGCATCCTCGGACTCGGACTCCTGATAGCCGATGGCATTTAAGATACCACATAATTTTTCGGAATCTCGGGCATTCATCTGACAGCCAAAGGTTTCGACATGAGAGAAAAGTGGTCTGCCTAACTTCGCGGAAATTTCTGTGATATATTTCCGTGCCTTTGCAATAAAATAATACTGTCTTGCCGGTTCTTCCACCGGTGCATCTTCATTTAAATCTATATCGCCTAAAATGTGTTCTAATTCCATCTGATTTGAAAAATCAATATTTTTATCCATTCCTACTTCCTTTCGTCCATGTGTTCGATTCTACATTATAGCCGATATACAGATTTTTTTCAATGATTATTATTGACCGATCAGATTACCAACTTTCCTTTGGAAATCTTACAGCTTGCGTTTCCGGAATAGTCAAAATCCACCTTACCATTACGGACATACCAAATACCATTGTTGTTTTTCGCCAGACCGGTATAATCAAAGTCAACTTTTCCGTCCTTCAGATACCACCAGCCATTCTGGTTCTTTGCCAGACCGTTATAGTTGAAATCAACTTTTCCGTTCGTAATCTTCCACCAACCGTTTTCGTTTTTGGCGATCGTATTTGAATTGAAGTCAACTTTTCCGTTTACGATATGCCACCAGCCATTGTTGTTCTTTGCGACAGTGTTTGCAGAAAAATCAACTTTGCCATTCTTTACATACCACCAACCGTTTTTATTCTGCGCCACAGTGGTTACATCTGCGGCAATGCTGCTATTTCTGTAGTAATACCAGTTACCGTCTGCATCTTTTGTATCAGACAGTCCATCTGGATGAGATGCCTGTGTAAGTCTGTTATGGAACTCACTTTCCCATAATGAATCATTTACCCAGTAAGCAGGGCAGCTTTTTCCATTGACATCATAGTGTCTGATCACGTTACCTGCCGGGATATTGTATTTTTTCATTAATTCCCGTGTAAGAGTCAATGCGTTGTTGATGGTGGCATCTGTTGCTTTTACGGATCCATTTCTGTAATCGTCACACAACTCAATGTTTAATGTATTGGCATTTTTAGCAATGCCATACAAACGTCCGCCTTTGTTATTGTATTTACTGCCGCCAACGGACCATGCAATTCTGTTATCCGGAACAGAATGCACAACCGTACTGTCATCCACAAAATAATGAGCAGATGCTTTCCTGTTCACGCCCTGGAAGTATTTGCCGTTATTTACAGCGGTATCACCGTCATTACCGGTATAGTGAATTACTATGTACTTGATGTCACCTGTCGATCTCTGGCTTCCGTAATTGGTGCTGGAAGCCCACATTTCTTTCACTGTATATGCCATTACTTCTTATCCTCCTTGCAATCTTTCGCTTCCGGAATACCTGCCAGAGAGGTCAGCATGGAAGCTACAAATGCTAATGCTGCTGTCCCGATCACCATTTTCCAGTCTACCTGATTGATTGCCGCTGCCACTGGAAGCATTGCCACTGCTGTCTGTGCTGCAGTCTTTACTGCACGGATAGCCGCACATTTCCACCATTTTTTACTCATACTCATTCTGTCCTTTCTTTTATATGCATTTATTTTTGATTTTCTAAATCTGCGATTCGATGATTGGCTACTTTCACCTGTTCTTCCAATACGGGGACACGTTTTGCAAAATTATTATGTTCTCGTACTTCTCTTGTCAGTTCTTCGATCTTGCAGTCTGTGACAGCCTGCGCTGTATTTAATTGCTGTTCGATCTTACTTTCCATTTTTTGATTGCTTTTTGCATTTGAGATTACGATTCCCAGTACTGAGAATGCTCCTGTGATTGCCGCTGCAATTACTGCTTCCATTTTCTTCACCTCTTTTCCAGAATTGGCACGAAAAAAGCCGGCACCGAAGTGTCGACTCTAAGTTACCGGACAGAGCTACTGCTGCTCACCTCCCGTAAGCAGCTCATTCACTCATAGATTTGCCCGAATACCTGACAAATGCTTCTGGTGTAAGCTTCACATTTGCTTATGTATGCAAATAAATTATAATTATTAAATATAAGCGATTCTGTATTTAACATAACTGTTTGAATTTACTAACGGCATATATGATTCACTCGTAAATTGGACTTCTCTTGTTGTTTCAGAAAAACAAATGTCAATTGGAGCAGATAAACCAGACCATTCGATAATTAAAGCCGAAATTATGATTGCGTCACTTGGTAAAATTGTATCCACAGGATGATTATTATAATATAATCCACCACCAGATTTACTCCAATTATTTCCTTTACGCATTGTATTTGTAGCAAGTTTTACCATATTCGTGTTTAATTCATTTAAGTTCGGTACCGTACTGAATAATGGAGTAACTTTTTCGATATTCAGACCATTTAATGACACACGATACAACGGAAAATCATCCTGTGTTGCGCCTGCGAGGATATCTCCAGATGTGTAAGTCGGATCTGTTGCAGTTGCCCCGGCGATTCCTTTGATCACAACAAGTTCTGCCGATTCTAATTCAATCGTTGTGCTTGTATCTTTTTTGTAACGCATCACAATCAGATCATTTCTTTTCACAGACTGTGCTCCATTTTCAATCGTCATATCTTCATAATCGTTTACTTCAATTCGAATATGACGCCCCTGGTTAACCAAATCGCCTGATTTGATTCTCACAATGTTATTTGACACGATTTCTGCTGCAAACTGCTCAGCTGTCTTCATAACATATTTACCTGTTCCGACAATTCCAGCGTTAAACGCCCCATCATCTGCCGATGTAACATGTTCCTGTCCTTTTAATCCTGTAACGATATAAGCTCCCATGTATCATTCTCCTATCTGGCACTCTATACTAATGCCGTTGCTATTTACTTTTACAATTTTCTTTGTAATTTCTTCCCTGATCTGAATACCGGTGTAGTATTCTCTGGTTCCAACGTAATCGCCGATGTCATAATCCTCATTGTTTTTAAACTTCACATCCATGGCATTGGCTGCTGCATATGCGTCCTCCAGCATCTCCCGCCCTTTCTGTTCTAGTTCATCCTCCGATTCCGTATTAGCATTATCATAAATCTCTGTTACTTCCCGAATGCCAAAATAAGTCTGTGTTTTTGACACTTTTCCTTTTGCATCCATGTACAGATGAATTACTTTTCTGTCTTTCAATTCGCCTTTTCCCAGGCAGATTACATGATTGGTTGGAAAATCGTTTTTACTTATCTGTGCACTGATCTGTGTAGAATCCCATTCTTTATCCTGGCTGTAATCCACTAACGGTATTGCAGAAATCTGTACTTTTCCAGATTTATATATCATTTTCAGCTTTGCCTTTACTGCTTTCAGCATCTTTCTGATGCCTGTATATCCTCCGATGTATCTATCCATCTGGTAAGATTTTATAGTGATCTTGGAATCTGTGTCTTCTGCTTCAAACAGAGTTCCAAGTCCCATCCTTGTGATGAGGTCTTTTAGAACCATATTGGCTTCTCCTGACAAAATCAGATAATCCTGCCCCGCATCCGGGCATAACACTTTCCCCTCCAATATTCCATGCCATGTCCTGCCAGAATACATCACATCCCCGGATTCCGTGTTCAATTTTATCTGATCAATGATGCCGCCGATGTCCGTCCATTTATTTTTTCCGCCAACCGAATCTTTCATGTAGATCCGATCCTGTGGCGCACAGCAATGATCTTCGATTGCAATCGTACATTCAAAGTCGTTTTCATCCCTGCCAAAAGCCGCATCCAGTTCATACGTTGGCATTATGTTTTTGTCGATTCCATTCTTATCTGTATAGATCAGATCCATCGTGGTTCACTCCTCTCCTCGTATGCAATCATTTCAAATCCAAACAGACCATCCCAGGCAATCCGATAATTTCCCGGATGCAGTTTTTCGAAAAGATAAAATTCGCCGTCCTGAAACTGATACATTGATTCCCGTTCACCGCTGTTTTTGACCTTGTAAACTTTCTTTTCCCGTGATCTGATCCGCACGTATTCGCCAGCTTCTAACACGCAAGTAAGACCGTATACATGTGTCCCAATCGTCAGACGTGGATTTCTGCATGGTCCGTAAATTGTCAGTTGAAAATGACAGTCTGCGATGCTGTCATTCCGAATACGGATGTTTTCTGCTCCATTGTAGTAATCATAAGGATAGTCATGAGGGTAGTCTAAATTTTTGCCATGGGATTCCTGTTTGTTAGGATAACCTTCCACCTGATTCTCTTTTATCCACCATGGCTGTGTGCATGAGATTGTAATCTCGTTTTCAATCGCATCAAAATCTTCTTCATATTCCGAAAAATCTGTAGCTGTGATATAAACTTCTTTGTATCGATCATTCCACCAGATTTTTCCCGGTTTCCTGTTTCTGATATCGTAATCGAAAATTTCGCTCATATCATTCATTAAGTTGTTATAAGATGTTTTGTCATCTGCCATAATTGAAAGCTGCAGTTTTTTCTGTTCCAGTTCCTTGTAAAATTGTTTAAATCTTTTCGTTCCATCCTGATTAGTTTCCGTGGCATATCCCCAGGATCGTTCTGCCAATACTTCCGGATTCTGCGCGACAACTGGCCAGTTCATGAAGTCAATTATTTCGCCCTTTGAATTTTCATAATACAGTTTCATTGGCTACCTCCTGATCCGTCCGATCTCACGGCTATCCAGCACCATGGTCATATTCTGATTCTTTAATGCTGCTGCAATCTTGTCTGCCAAATTTTGGTTACTATTCTGGATTGGTTCAAGCACGTTTGAGAAGTCTTGACTCAATCTGCTATTCGTGCTGATCTCTAGTTGCCGATTTAGATGTTCTGTCATTCCTATAGAAATCTCTGTGCCAGAAATTTCTTTGAACGGCTCCAGATAACTTTGTGCCGCAATTTCGCATGTCTTTTGAACTTTTGGCATGTAGTCAATAACTGCATTTTCAAATCCTTGACCATAGAAAATACCCGTTTTATATGTTTCTTTTGCCGGTGAATTAATTCCAAGCGTTCTATTTGTTGCCGCCAGAGCACCTAAAGCAAAGTTTTTCGCAGAAGTTCCAATCGGATAGGAACTGATACCATTTGCAAATCCTGCTGCAAAATTGTAACCTGATCCGCTGGCATCTACTGATTCAAGACCAGATTTTGCATCCATAGCTTTCTGCGATGCCGGCGTCCATGTGTCAACACTCCGTAATCCACCTACGAAATTACTTCCATCTTTCGCGCCAACTGTTGAGGTATTACCGCTTTGTAATCCAAGAATTTCAGCCGCTTTTACCCCGCGTGCTGCAGTTTCCATTTCTCCTTTTTTGCTTGCAACTCCTGTTGCTGCGGAGGCTCCTGACTGCATTCCAAGTGCCTGTGCTTCCGGTGGCAGTTTTGCAAGTTCTGCCTTCGCAGCTTCCACCATGCTATTCGCCTGATCTAGCATTTCCTGCGTAACACCCGGTGTATTGTTTTCAATCGCAGCTTTCAACTGGTCTGCCTGTTCCTGGTAATTTGTAACCTGACGTTCAAGGCTTTCACGGGTTCCATTTTCCGCTGTAATGAATGAGGTCGTAAGCTTCTCCATTGCGTCCTCAATTTTAGCATTATCGCCAGACACAATCGCTTCGGACAATCCCTCATAATTTTTGATCGTTGAATTATAATCAATCCATGTCTGTTCCGCTTCCTCAACACTGTCTGCTGCCTTTTTCTGTGATTTTGCTGCTTCTTCCGCTGCCAGTTTTGTTTCATGTTCTGCTTCTGCCAGTCTGATGATCGCGTCCTGAGGTTTTCCCGTCCTGATTGCATCATTCAATGCTTCCAATGCATCCGCATGCGCTTTTTCCGTTTCACTTGCAGTCTGATTCTTTTTTGCAAGTGTTTCTTTTGCTTTTGCTAATTCATTGAAGGCATCTGCCTGACCTTTTATCGCATCTTGATAGGAACTGTCATATGCGCTCAGAGTAGCTTCTGCCTTTTTCTTCTCGATTAGGTCATCAACGGAATTTGATAATTCTTTGTAATTATCAATTACTCCGTCTGTGATTGTGATCTCCTCACCCAATGCGCTCGACAGAATGCCAGTGATTACTTCTACACGATCTTCGTATCCTTCTTTGATTTTTCCATTTTTATCTACATTTTCTTGTAATTCAGCAGAAAGTTTTTCATAATACAAAAATTCCTGCTGAATCCCGGTAGCATTTTCTTCACGGGCGACTTTTGCAGATTCCAAACTGTCGGCTCTTTCATTAATAGCATTTGCCAGTTCTTTCTCTGCATCCGTCAATCCATAGGTCTGTTCCATTTCTTTTTGCAGTTCTTCTTCCTGCTTCTTGTGAGCTTCCACAACCGCATACACTGCCAGTGCTGTCGCTCCAAGCGCCGCTGTCAGGATTCCCGCCGGACTTGCCAGCATCGCAAGATTTAGCCCTTCCTGTGCTGCCGTCTGCGCTGTTGTAGCCGCTGCCGCCCCTGTCGTTGCAACTTTAAACAATCCCATTACTGACGTTATATTTCTGATTGAAGAAATGAACTGTGAAGCTTTGTTTACTGTAAACATTGCTCCAATCACCACTGCTCCGCCTTTTGCAATTCGGACGACATCATCCATATTCTCAGCGATCCACTCAAACGCATCACCAATCTTCTCTGCCGCTTTATCTGTATCAGCATCTACCATCTCAATTCCGGCTTTTATCACTTCTGTGAAGCCTTTTTTGATTGCTGTGGTTACCGGTTCGATTTCTGCGCCAAGATCAGCCATTGTATCATTGTACTCTGCAATCGTGCGATTCGCCTGCATGACGTTTTTGTTGTTATCCTGATACGAATCCGCAAGTGTGCCATATGCCTGTTCCAGTGTATTCACAATCAGCGACTGACGCTCCTGTGTATCTCCGCACAGGGACAGTTTGGAATTGAAATCGTCCTCATTGATGCCCGCCCAGTTTAAGGCATCTGCAAGGTTACCCGTGACAGTTCCAACATTCGCCGTTTCATTGATGGATTCTGCCAGACCGTCAAGTGGGATGGAATCACCATACTTCGCCCAAATTCCGGTTGCCGCATGTAATACCGTGTTCAGGTTCTCCTGACTCATTTGCATTGCCATGAAATTGCTGACGGTCGTATTGGAAGCTGTTTCATCTGCCAGCACAGAATACAAATCCATGTATTTCTGCTTTGCATATTCAGTCGTATAGCCGTTACTGGTTGCCGCCGATGACAGTTTGTTCATTTCGCCGCGGTACTCTCTGGTCTCATCCGCCAGATTGTAGATGCTCGTTACACCTTCCTTTGCCATATCAACCATTTTGGTCATGGCATTTCCAAGGAATGTGCCCATAGCACCTTTCATTACCGTAAACCCTTCCTCTGCATCCTTTGTTGCTTCGGTCAGATCTTCCATCTCACCGCTGGCTTCCTTTGCTTCCTGCTCCAACTGGTTCATTTTGCTTTCATTCTCATGGATTTCACTGGATAATGCTTTTATCTGTTCTTTCAGATCTTTGGCTTCATCCGATGTGCTTCCCATTTCCAGCGCAGTATTTTTATATTCTGACTGTAGACGTTCCATTTTGTCTCGTTGTCCCTGCACTGTATCTTCCAGCTTTTCATAGCTGTTTCTGGTATCTTCCACAGCATCATCAACCTGCTGCATGGATGCCCGCTGTTCATCCATGGCTTTCTCTGTTGCCGACATCTGCTGTTTTACCTTTTCCAACGTGGTCGCCGTATTGTTGTAATTCAATTTCAGCCGTGCTACTTCATCCGAATTTTCGCCATAGATTTCTGTTGCTTTTTCAATCTGTGTGTTGATTGCATCCAGCTTCGTCTCATACTGCTTCGTTTCATCTTCCAGAAGGCGGTACTGCTTCTGCAATCCTTCCAGAGAAGTGCCGTTTGTTTTCATTTCTTCCGCGCTTAACCGTAATTCAGAACGCAGCATCTTAATCTCATTTGCAGCTTTCTTTGTCTGCTCTCTGGCTTCCGCTGTCTCCATCGAAAATTTTACTTTTGCTTCATTTTTCTTACTTGCCACTTTTCCCCCTCCTTCCGGTTATTTTTCGCGGACTGCTGCCAACCAGTTCTCATAAGCAGTCTTATTTTCTGCCACCATTCCAACGGATGATATGTCGCTATTCCAGAACAGATCTTCTGAAACCCCGATCAGCACTACATAGTACGTGTAATAGTCCTCAATATCTTCCAGCTTGAATTTTGGCATTTGAACCCGGTTTTTTGGTTTCCGTTTTAGGAAGCCCCGTTTGAATCCGGTTTTTTTTTGCTCTCTCCGTACCGGAGTTTCATAACTGTCCCGATTACTGTCGCATGATTCTCCGGAAGTTTGTCAAAAAATTCTGCTTCCGACATGCAGTTTTCCACTGTCTCA